ACTTATTACTTTATCAGGATACTTATCTATTATTTCTTTAACATTAAATGATGTTAACCCATGTGTCTTTGGGATGTTAGCTTGTTTAATACTCATTATAGTACGCCTTATAGTGAAAGTTAGTATCTTCATAATGACTACTGTTTATATACTCACAAACAGTTTCTTTATTTGATACATTAAACTCATCTGTTAATAATACAACTGCACTGCCGACACCTACTGTATCAACTATTTTATATTTAATGTTTAATGTTAAATAATCTTGTAGCATTTGCTCATTACTAAACTTCTTTAGTATTATCATTGTTAACTCCGTTATGTTAATGTTTTGTTTGTGTTACACATGTTATAAGCATACTCTAATGCTCTTTGATTGATTAATTCTTTATAATCCACATTAAGAATGACCAGGTTAGAGAGCAATAAGATGATATTAATAATAAATCTCAATAACACTTACTGCCCTCTCAAGAAACTGCTTTTAAATATAGCATAACAGTGTAATATATGGTGCTATATGGGCAAATTAATGCCCATACAGTTATTTGTTACTTATCGCTGGTTTTTTAGAGCCCAAGCTACCTGAGACCATTTCCTGGCATTGAATCCATCCCTATTCTGCCTACATAGAGTAGACTGAAGGTTAGCGCGTATAGCTTTAGACTTGCCAATACGTCTACGCTCTGCTAGAGACTTATCTTCCATCTCAATGATAGCCTCTGCTAGGAACTCATCAGGCTCCGCGTCCATGATAGCCTGCGTGGCATCATCAGTAGTTGAAGCGTTATATTTTACCAGTATCTGGTCAGCAGTACCTTGCGATATTGCTCCTGAAGCAACGAGTGCTTTAAGCAGCTTAGTCATACTTGACTCCTTTCTTGTTAGTGTTTAATGTTTATTTATATGCTATTTATTGAAAAATGGAATACAACTAAAAGTTTATTTTTGTTAATCCCCGTTAAGGGGATACATAGGGAAATAAGGCAACACATCAAAATGGCACAATTTTTTCAACTACCACTTGGTCATTTGTCGAACGCGTGCGTGCGTATATATATATAGGCAGTATAGGAGTATATAGTTCAATAGTGTATATATAGGAGTTTAAGGTCAGTATAAGGAGTAGGAGGGTATAGGGGAGTAGGAGGGTATAAGGGAGGAAGAGGGGGAAAGGGAGGAAGATGGGGAAATGGATGAGTGCATAGAAATTGATTAAGATAAAATACATTGATTAGTAATTACATTATGTATTAAGTTTATGTATAATGTATAAACAAATTGAAATACTAAATAAGCTAACTAAAGATGAGCAAGCGTCTGTATTAAAGATGATTAGCGATAGTACGTCTAATTTAACACCTATTGAGATAGATAACGTAGTATACGAAATACCTTTCCCTGTATATGATTTAATTGATAACTTGGCGTTACAAATAAAAGAGATGTCAGTAATATAGGCTTTGGAATATCGAAAAATAAAAGGGGTTAAGCATTGTGTGTTTATTAATACTAAAGAGTTTAATGAGTATTTTAATAATAAAAAGACAGTCGTAGAGAAGTGGCAACAAGCAAACGAAGGCGACTGGGTATTAGCTAGTGATGGTGGAGTTGTACAAATACTTAAAAAAGGAAGCGTAAAGCATCCACAAGACAGGAAAAACTATAAGTACGCTAAACACTATGTCAGGACAGTCGTTGGCACTTTCCTATGTGTTGATAGCGTATATATGGATACTGACTTCTCTCAACATAAAAATAGATACACATTTTCTAAAACATTAAAAGACCCTAATGGTAATAAATACAAGAGGACAATACCTACAAAGAAAGAAAAGATATTTGCAACTAATGTTGCAGTTGGTATGGGAGCTGTTAAAAGCTATATGGATGCGTTTAGTGAAACAAACTCGTATAGGGCAGAAAAGAAAGCAGCTATACTGTTAAGACAGGAGAGAGTTATGAAAGAAGTAGAAAAGTCAGTAGTTGATGTAGCAAAGACAATGGGGGTTGACCATCAATACGTATTAGAAACATTAAAGACTTTAGTAGATAATTCACCAGAAGACAATATTGTATTAAACGCAGTTAAAGAAATAGGCAAAGCAATAGGCACTATAGGCGGTGCAACTATTAAGCAAAAAGAAACTGGTATTATAGGATTGTTCCAAGGGTTTCAACCCGACCAACTTGAGGGAGCTAAAAGACCTGAATTAGAAGAAGGCAAAGATATAACTGAAGTTAACGAAAAAAAGGGAGAGTAGTGTGATATGTACATATTGTAGTAGTTCGTATGGTAAAAAAAATGGCATATGTATGGGAAAACAAAGATGGTTATGTCATTCATGTGGTAAGGAGACAAGAGCCCCACATATTGAAGAGCCTGAATATCTACCAAAGATATTATTGTTTGATATAGAGACTAGTCTTATGGAGGTTTATGTTTGGGGTCTATATAAACAATTCATTCCACATACAAATATAATTAAAGACGAAGATGGTAGAGATAAAACATGGTATATTATTTCATGGGCTGCTAAATGGTTGTTTGATGAAAAAATAATGGGTGATTGCGTAACGCCTGAAGAATCAGTAAAGAGAGACGATTCACGAATCTTAATGTCTATTTGGGACTTACTAAATGAAGCTGATATAGTAATAGCTCATAATGGCGATAGGTTTGATATACGTAAGCTTAATGCTAGGTTTTTAGAGAATGATATACCAGCCCCTCTACCGTACAAAAGCATTGACACACTAAAAGTAGCTAAGAGAGAATTTGCCCTTGTATCATATAAGCAAGATTTCTTAACTAAGCACTTCAAGCTAAACAATAAACTCAAGACGGAGTTCCAGTTATGGGTAGATTGTATGCATGGTGATAAAAAAGCACTAAAGAAAATGGCTAAATATAATAGGCATGATGTTATTGGATTAGAAGAAGTATACTTAAAGATGAGACCATATATGAAGAACCACCCGAACATTGGAGTCCTAATGGAAGATGATGTTTGTACAGTCTGTGGCTCAAAACACCTTGAAGAAACGGATGCTATATACTTAACTTCTGCAAGTAAATTTCTAGTGTATAGGTGCAATAATTGTAATTCACCTTACATTCGCAGTAAAAAGAATATTAGTAATCGTAAAACAAACATGAGAAGCATAGCGACGTAATGACAAAAGATATTGGCATAGTTGATTCTATTGTAGAGTTGAAGTTCCTAGTGAACCAGCTGTCCAATTTCTCTATTGTCCAACCTAATAAACAAGATTTAGACATACTAAAAAGCATAGTAGAGATAGTTGATGTTATGCATATACCTGAGATTGTAGGAGTTGTAGATGGCAAAGAAAAAAAAGAATATAACTAAACATGATTTAATAAGGTCTATTAAGTTGCTAAATGCAAAAGTAGACTATGTAGACAATGCAGTTGCATCTATGAGTGGTATGTTTAGAGAGTTCGTGACGTTTATGGAGTACGAAGACCAGTTTTTAGACTATTTAGACGCTAAAGCAAAAGAAGATGTTTAAATGAATGAAAATGGTAAAAAATTAAATCTCTTTCCTCAAAAAAGAAAAAAAAGTAAAGTTTCAAATAATCAAGCGTTTGATATGATGAATACAGCTGCAGATAAGACTGCTGTAGAGTTGTTTCCATCCGAACTTGATAAAAGCACAAGAGGGATACATAATGCATTAATGGCTGCTGGTATGACTCCTGCATTAGGCAATGTTGCTGATTTAGCAGATGCTGCTTTATATGCACTAGAAGGTGAATTAGGTGAATCTGCTTGGTCTGTTGCGGCTGCTATCCCAATAATTGGTCAGATGGTTGCGGGAAAGAGAGCTTTAAAAATTGCTAAAGAAGCAGGTGAAGAAATGGTTACTTTATATAGAGGAGTAGATAAATGGTTTCCTGGTGAGATGGTAAAAGGTGGGAAATTTAAAGGAGGAGGAAAGTCGATAAATCAGCCTTGGCAAGATGTTTTTCCATCTAAATTAAAAGAAAATACAACTTGGGTAACAAATGATTTTAAATATGCAAAGCATTTTGCTAATAAAGAGGTAAGGGCTGCTAGTAATGCAGCTCATCCTTTATTTAAAAATCCTCCAAAGCCTGGCCCTGTTTTAGAATTTGAAGTTCCGTTGTCTTATATAAAAAAGTATGGTTTACAAAGCCCATCTAAAACTAGAGTTACTACAATATTTCAAGAAGGTATCCCTAAAGAATTTTTAAAGAAAGTACATAAGTGAATATTAATTCACAGAATGTATCAAAAGCAGAAGAAGCATTATTAATAGCAAGTAAAGACTTAATTGCTTTTGGTAAACTCTTCTTGCCTGAAGATTTTATGCGTAGTGAGACACCTTTCTTTCACTATGAGATGTCAGATTCTATTGATGATAAAGAAACAAAACAATTAGCTATTATAATACCTCGTGGTCATGGGAAGACTGTAGTAACAAAGGCGTCTATATTAAAAGATTTCTTATTCTGCCCTGGTGGTGATGACTTTCTATTCTATGCTTGGGTATCAGCTACACAGAAACTTTCAGTAGGTAATATGGATTATATAAAACATCACTTGGATTATAATGACCGTATAAAGTATTATTTCGGTGATACGAGGGGTCGTAAATGGACAGAAGAGGATATTGAATTAAAAAATGGATGTAAGCTAATAAGTAAATCAAATGTTGCTGGTATACGTGGTGGTGCAAAGTTACACAAGAGATATGACTTAATTATACTTGATGACTTTGAACATGAAGCAAATACTATTACAAGAGAAGCAAGAGATAAGAACGCTAACCTTGTAACAGCTGTTGTATACCCTGCATTAGAACCACATACGGGAAGATTAAGGGTTAATGGGACTCCTGTTCATTATGATTCATTTATTAATAATTTACTTACTAATTTTTCAAAAGCTGAAAAAGATGGTGAAGAATTTGCCTGGAGGGTAATTACGTATAAAGCTACTCAACCAGACGGAACACCTCTCTGGGCATCGTTTTTCCCAACTTCTAAATTAGAAGAAAAGAAGAAGTTCTATATGGACTCTGGTCAGCCTCACAAGTATTATCAAGAATACATGATGGAGGTTATGAGTGAAGATGACGCAGTATGGACAAGACAACATACTAAATACTATGAAGGATATTATAAACATGAAGATGGCATTAATTACATTGTAAAGGATGGAAACGAAATACCAGTTAATACATTTATTGGATGCGACCCTGCAACCGACATTGATACTAAACATTCTGACTTTAGTGTTATTATGGTTATTGCTATTGATGCTAATAACGAGTTATATGTACTCGAATACGAGCGTCATAGAAGTATACCGACTGTTGGCACAAAGGATTCATCTGGAGAAATTATCGGACGTACTGGAGTCGTTGACTATATCATATCTCTTTATGATAAATATAATTGTATTTCTGCAACTGTTGAAGATGTTGCTATGAACCGTAGTATATTCCAAGCCCTCAATGACGAGAGGAGAAGGTTAAATCGTTTCGATATAGCAGTTATCCCGGAGAAACCGGGAGGTACTAATAAAAGAAATAGGATATATAGCGGTTTAAGCGGTAGATTCAGCATGGGAACTGTACATATTA